GAACAAAAATTATCACTTTTAAAACGTACCCTCACTTAAAGGAAACCTCATGAAATATTCCGTATGCGCCGTTAAAGACCGTGCTGTTGATGCTTTCAACAGACCACTCTATGTACCTACTGTTGGAGTCGCTATTCGTTCATTTACTGACGAATGCAATAAAAAAGACTCCGAACTAAACATTCATCCAGAAGACTACGATTTATATGAAATCGGTTCTTGGGATGACCAAACTGCAATCTATACATCTCTTGATGCACCTAGGGTTATTGCTAGGGCTCAAGATATTGCAATTAAAGACTAAGTATTTAAACTAAGGGTAGAGAAATGGTAACATTTCTCACCCAACAAACTCAGGAGCTTGCAAACATGCATCGCAACAAGTCGGTAGACTTACATCAATTTACAATGATTCCAAAAGCGGATATTCCGCGATCTTCATTTGACTGTCAATCAACACATAAAACAACATTCAATGCAAATGATTTAATTCCTGTATACGTAGACGAAGTACTACCCGGCGATACATTTAAGCTCAATATGACGGCATTCGCCCGTCTAGCAACACCTCTTTATCCTGTAATGGATAATATGGTTCTCGACTCATTCTTCTTCTTTGTCCCTAATCGCCTAATTTGGTCAAATTGGCAAAAATTCATGGGACAACAAGCGAACCCGGGAGATTCTATCTCTTACGTGGTTCCACAACAGGTGTCACCTACTGGAGGCTATGTAATAGGCTCCTTGCAAGACTATATGGGCTTGCCAACTGTCGGGCAGGTAACTGCCGGACAAACTGTAACGCATTGCGCCTTTTGGCCACGTGCTTACAATTTAATCTGGAACGAATGGTTCCGTGATGAAAACTTACAAAACTCTGTGACTGTAGATACTGGCGATGGTCCAGATACAGTCTCAAACTACACGCTATTAAAACGAGGCAAACGCAAAGATTATTTCACTTCTGCGTTACCTTGGCCACAAAAAGGCGCCTCTGTATCATTACCTTTAGGTACTACTGCACCAATTGCCGTTAATCAATCTTCTGGAACTTTAACTCGTGCTTCAGTATTGAATAACGCTGGTGTTTCTCAATATATAACTTCTAACGCCGATACTGTCGGCGTTTACCTTGCTAATGGCCCCGCTACCGCTGCTTCTGCGTTATACGCAGATTTATCTAGTGCTACCGCTGCGACAATTAATCAATTACGTCAATCTTTTCAAATTCAGAAACTTCTTGAAAGAGATGCACGTGGCGGTACTCGTTACACTGAAATTATCCGTAGTCATTTTGGTGTTATCTCTCCTGACGCTCGCTTACAGCGTCCTGAGTACATCGGCGGAGGCTCGACCCCTATTAACATTAACCCGATTGCTCAAACATCGGGTACAAATGCTTCTGGAACTACTACCCCTTTGGGTAACCTTGCTGCTATGGGTACTGCCTTGGCTCATCGTCATGGATTTACTCAATCATTTACTGAGCATGGTGTAATCTTAGGTCTCGTTTCTGTACGTGCCGATCTTACTTATCAGCAGGGTTTATCCCGTATGTGGAGCCGTTCTACTCGTTACGACTTCTATTTCCCAGCTTTTGCAACCTTAGGTGAACAAGCCATCTTCAATAAGGAAATTTATGTTACTGGAGACTCAACACAAGACAACGCTGTATTCGGATATCAAGAGCGTTGGGCAGAATATCGCTATTATCCTTCTCGTATTAGTTCTCTTTTCCGCAGTACTGCTGTCGGAACTATAGATGGATGGCATTTAGCTGAGAAATTTATTACTTTGCCTACTTTGTCAAATTCATTTATTACTAGCAACGCACCTGTATCCCGAGTCGTTGCTGTCGGATCTGCTGCGAATGGACAACAATTCTTATTTGATTCTTTCTTTGATTGTAAGAAAGCTCGACCAATGCCTATGTACTCTGTACCTGGCTTAATCGATCACTTCTAATTATGGGAATATTCGATGGTATCGTTTCCGGTGGAATTGGTGCTATTGGCCAATTGTTCGGAGGCGCACAAGCTAATAAAGCAAATTCAGAGATTGCTCAAGCTAATAATGAATGGAGTGCACAACAATTTGCTACACGTTATCAGACAACCGTTAAAGACCTTAAAGATGCAGGACTTAATCCTATGCTTGCTTATGGTCAAGGCGGTGGTACTCCTCCTACCGCTTCTCCTGTTCCTGGTCGAATCAATAATATTGGAAACGCTACAGAAGCCGCCATTATGGCTCGTTCAAATGCTGCGGATATTGCTTTAAAATCTGAACAAACTATTGCTACAACAGCTCAAGCTGAAGTTTCAAGAACTCAGGCTTTAGCTAATATTGCAAATACCGCTAAACTAAGTCAAGACGAAAAGACCTCTGGTGCCGTTGAAGATGTTAATCGGAAACAACTAGATGCTATTGCAGCCGAAATTGAGTATAAAAAGGCTGCTACAAAAACAACTTCAGCAATGACTGGTAAAGCTCATGCTGAAACTAAGAACATTATCGCCAATGAAGCTCCATCCGGAGACCCATATTGGTATAGAGATATGAAAAAGTTCTACCATTCTGCCAAAAATGCTTGGCAGGATAAAATAGTTCCTACTAACAAACATTTACAAGGTAAATAACATGGTTACTAAAGCTCCATTTCTACGTACCCCTTACAATTACGACACGAATGCTGCGTCAGATGAGTCAGGGTTGGCTTGTGAGGAGCCAACTCTGGCTCAGCAGCATTTCAAAGACGAATGTGATATTAATAATATTCTTCGTCAATTCAACATTACTGGACTCCTACCAGAAGCTCCTTTATCGCCTCGTTATGGCGATTTCTCTGGTATTACGGACTATCACTCTGCCCTTAACGCTGTAATCGCTGCAGAGGACGGTTTTATGGAATTACCAGCCGATCTTCGTGCTAGATTCCTAAATGACCCTGAAAACCTTATCAACTTCTTAAATGATGAGTCTAATAAAGACGAAGCTATTAAACTTGGTCTTGTAGACCAAAAAATCATTGAAAATGAGCAAAAAATCGAGGCAGAAATTGCCTCTCAGGGCGAGTGAAACTCGCCCAGCACAGTTACTCTACTTGATGTAACTGTGCTAGGTGACACCACTCCCCAAAAATCAGATAAACCGAGGACAAAAAAATGCGAATTTTAAAACGTAAAATGACCAATAAAAGAAAGTCTGCAAAGACCTTTCGTAAACACGCTAGTCATACTAAAGCGGCTAATATGCAAAAAGCCCCCCAGCGTGGAGGCTGGAGGCTCTAATAAAGTCTCTGGACACCTCACATGTCCTGCGTTAATCCCCTCAAAGCATTTCAATGCTTTGACAAATCTATTGTTTTCGATGAAATTCGAAAACATGACATCGTTCGCAGCCTTTCATTGCCTTGTGGTCAATGTATTGGCTGTCGTCTAGAACGATCAAGACAATGGGCCATGCGTTGTATGCATGAAGCCCAACTACATACCTCTAACTGTTTCATTACCCTCACATATGACGATACACATCTCCCAAGCGATGGCTCGCTACATTACAAAGACTTTCAACTGTTCGTTAAAAGACTTCGAAAAAAATTCAAACACAATAGAATCCGCTATTACATGGCTGGAGAGTATGGCGAAAATTTCGGCAGACCTCACTTCCATGCCTGTATCTTCGGATTCGACTTTCATGATAAAAAATTATGGAAAAGGACTTCCTCTGGTTCTATGTTATATAGATCCCAAGACCTTGAAGTACTCTGGCCATTTGGTTATTCCTCCATTGGAGACGTTAACTTCGAATCAGCTGCATACGTTGCTAGATACATTATGAAAAAACAAACTGGCAAAGATGCCCACTGGCATTACTCTTATTCAGACCTTGAAACAGGAGAAATAATCACAAAAACACCAGAATTTAACAAAATGTCGTTAAAACCTGGTATAGGCGCTGATTGGTACGAAAAATACAAAAGTGATATATATCCTCACGACTACGTGGTAGTTCGTGGAAAAAAACTTAAGCCTCCCAAGGCCTATGACAAAATGTACAAAAAATCTAATCCTTATGAATATGATGAATTACTATATAAACGTGAAATTAATGCTAAATTAAACCCCGATAATCACGATCCAAAAAGATTGGATGCTAAGCGACAAATCTTGGAACAAAAATTATCACTTTTAAAACGTACCCTTACTTAAAGGAAACCTCATGAAATATTCCGTATGCGCCGTTAAAGACCGTGCTGTTGATGCTTTCAACAGACCACTCTATGTACCTACTGTTGGAGTCGCTATTCGTTCATTTACTGACGAATGCAA